GTTCATCGGCAAGCATCGGCAGGTTATTGGAAATCGCCAGAAAAAACTGCTGGGCGGACATCGTGAGCGACGGAAATTCCCGGGCGAGTTGCTGTACTTGGAATGCAAGCGGAGTAAAACCTTTTGCTGCACTCGCATAGTTACCGACATTATCTCGAAAGTTTAGCAACGATGCGTTAGCCTCATTTAATTCGGTTTGCATCTCCCGGATTTTTGCGCTTAATTCTCCTCCGATTTTCGCATTGTTCCGTTCCTCTCGGCCCAATTTATTGTATTGAGCTGTTAATTTCTGAATACCGGCTCGTAAATTTTCGACGCTGCCATTCAGTTTAACCTCTTCGCGGATATTGGCTTGAATCTCTCGGGTATAGGCCGACATCTCGGTACGCAACGCTTTGATAATCTGCGCTTGCTTGGCAACACCCTCGGAATCTCCTGCTTCCTTGAACTTTTGCAGTTTGGCTTTTGCTGTGTCAATAGCTGTCGAGGCGGCCTCCCACCCTTTAATTAAATCCGAGTATCTGAACTGGATATTAATAATCTTGTCGATAGTGTCCTGTGCCATATTTCTTCATATGGGTTAAATGGTTAATAAATTAAGCCGACTTTGCTTTCTGGGATACTGCCACCTGCCGGCGCACGGCGTCGTTCTCCTGAATTCCCAGAATGACAGGGTCGTAATTAATTTCTTCGGTTCCCGTGTTTTCGGGAGCGGAGATAGACAGATACAGATCGCCGTCCTCCTCGTACAGATCGACATAAAGGCGGGAATCGTAATCGACGATATAGGGCGTTCCGTTCGATGTTATGGTATACGCTGTGCCGTTAATGCCGTCCGCTTCTGCAACCCATTGGCTGTCTTCATTCTCGCCGTCCAAGCGCAGATAATACGTTGCTGCCACCACTCCGTCTACTTTCAGTTTCAGCAGTTGGCAGTCGCAGATGTCGTTTTCGCCTGTTTCTACCGAATATATGGCGAATATCTGCCCGAATTGGGCTATATACACCGGCTTCGTGTAGTCGAGGTTGTAGAGATCGAGAGCCGTGAGTTTTGCCCGAATGGTGATGATCCGCAGACGGTCAACGACTTTCTGATAGGATGAATATCGGGTCTTTACGATACCTTCCTCGCCGCCGAATTTCATCCACGGATCGAACACCCCGATGCAGCGGGCAATGCCCGACATAAACGCTCCACGCCCCGATAGAATGCGTGGTGAGCACTCCGAATAATTGGCGCCGCCTTTTCCGTTATCCTCATAGATCGGCACAACGGCGCAATTTACCCCGTCCGTCGTTGCATTTTCAGATGCAGAGAAAGGCAGCGACACCAGCTCCGTTTCTTTCTCGATGTTTTCGTTGCGGATCGTGATGGTGCCGTGCGTGTCAGCCTTTACATCGTCGTCGTTGTCGTAGTCGAGGATGTTGCTTTGCGCGAGGTCGTCGATGGTGAACATCGAGGCGTCTGGCATATCGACTCGGTGCAGGTCATTCAGGATAACCCGGTCGCTCCAGTCGATGATGTCGTTTTTCTGAACATTGGCGATTATGTCATCGATGCTTATCAGCTTGATCGTGTTCGGGCTATTCTTGTCCGCATAGGCGAATAGGCCGTTCATGGACATCAGGGCGAGGATAAAATCGCCCTGGGAGATGTCGGGAAGATTAGGCGCAACAGGGAAGAATCCCGGGAAATATATATCCCAATCTGAATTGTGAATTGAGATTATAGGATTAGGCAACGGAACCATCGACCCGGAGATAGGTTTGCTCATTTTTACTGTTACAACCCCTTGCGTGTCGGTTTGTACCGATATTTTGTGGAATTTGAACATCCACATCGTATCCGGGGTTTTGGTTTTTTCATAACTCTCGCCCTCTCCCAGAAATACGCCATCACAATAAATTGATATCTTCAACGATGAAATATCGTTCGCATCGTTGTGCGGGAGCAAAAAATCTCCCGTCGGGCTATTAGGATGATATAGTGTAATATATGATGTCCCTGAATCATTAAGTTTTATTCTCGGCTCGGATGTAGAGAATATCCCACGAGTATTTACCCACGGCTCTTTGGGCAATATATCGCTGGCCGACATTGATATATCGCAATAATTGGAATACCCATTTGCTTTGGGCCCTACCTTTTTGCGAGTGAGCGGAATAATAGGCCCAAGATTTTTACTATAAGCCAACCGTTCCTTGCCGTCGATGGTAACCCCATTCTGCCGCTCGATAGCAGACAGTATCGACGACACCAGTACTGAGGGATGCAGGTATTTAGGATCGGATATCCCCATCCCGAAATCCACGCCCCAGAAAGCAACGCCGGGATATTCACCGGTTGCGCTACCTTCCAAGATCGCCGTATTCTTATTCCAAGCGACAATGTTCTCCCCTGCCGCCTCCAGTTGCGGCCCCAAATCCCGCAGGTTCGCGTCAAACAGAGGCTGAAAGTTATCCGCATTGCCCCACGTAAGCGTTACATTGATCGTATCCGCAATATCCGTAACCACGGCGAATCCCTGCGTGAACAGCGGCACCCCGTCCTGATACAACGCCGCCGGAAGTCGTACATACGGAGCGTCAGCATCCGCATCCGGGCGGGCTGCCTGACCGATAGCCTGCATATTCGTAGGCGTAGGCGGCAGCGCAACATTGTAGGAACGGTTCGACTGGATGCTGTCGAGGCTCGAAAATATCGGACTTTGATAAAGCAGGGTTACGACCTCGTCGCTCGAAAGGTCGCACAGAATATCGTTGATGTATAGTTCGTAGGTTGTCATAGATATTCGTATCTTACTATTTCAACGACCAAATCTTGCATCGGCGCGCCCGTGTCTTCGGATTCTGAATCTTCAACCATGAAACGCACCCAATTGCCCGCATCCGGGTCGTACATAAACAAATCCTGACATCCGAGGATCGTGCGGCACAAGTTGAAAACATCCCTTTCAACAATGCGACTATGCAAGGTATAGCGTTTGGCCAGCGTCTTGTTCTGCACGTCGCGAGGTGTCAGCGTATCGTCGAGTTGATGATAAGTAGATTCCACAGACATTTCGTCGGTTTTAGATTCCTGCGTCCATCGGTATAAATAGGGGATACCGGCAGCATCCGTCCATTTCAGAAATATCCCCTTGGTGCAATAATCGTAGTAAGTTCGTATCTCCGCATTATAGTCTGTCGGGGTGACTCCCACAGCAAGCGGCTTGCCAAGGTCTTCAGATGGGATTTTTGCCGGATCAAACGGGATGATGGGAGAAAATGTCGAATATCCGATGTATTTCTCTGTTGTTGTCGAGGAGGGCGTAAGCACGAAAAGCTCGCCCGTTTGTTTCGGAAAAAATAGCGACTGCTCGAATCCTGCGTTCGGATAGACCACAATGCAGGGGGCAGCGGGATAGAATTGTGAAATATTTTCCCCATCTCCCCATTCGAGGAGAATCTCCCGGTCTGCAAATCCAGGGACTGCGTAAAGAGCCGGTCCAGTATGGTTATATTCGGAGGCAGTAATTGCATAGGTGATTAAATTCGATTTGGTTCCTTGAATCAGACTTTCGCATATTCGCCCAACAGGGAATACCGCCACACCTTTGTCGTTAGTTTTGCGTGTCAAGGTGATAGACCGAGTGAATGTCCAATCGGACCCTCCTGTCAATTTAAGGGACACGTCTATATTCCCCTTTTGGGAGAGCAGTTCAACCCGAAGATACGCAAAACGGCCCCGGGTCTCGAAGATATCCTCTGGGCGGGTTACCTTGAATACGTCATTTGTGTGCAATATCATAATTCTATCGTCGCATCTAATAGTTGATAAATGGATGTATCGAGTTCCTCTGTTATTTTTTTGCTGATTCTATCGACAACTTCGGGCAGTAAGTCTTTCATTATCTCCGTTCCTCCGCCCTCTTGATAAAGCACGCTTCCGTGATCCCAGACGCTTGAAGCAACGCCATATGCGTTTATCGATCTTGGGTCAAGGTTCCATCTCGATTCTTTAACCCGCGCCCACCGCTCTATCGCGTTCCGGAATGCCTCGAAGCTGCCGAACTCCTCTTGCACATCCTGTGGGGAACTTCCTTCGTCGATATTCTTGATGCCCCTGCGCCCGACAAATGAGACCGTAAGTCCACCGTTCGTAGCTTCATGGATGGTTTTAAGGCTTTCAGCTGTTGCGCCGGTCGTCTCCTCCGGAACGTTCAGGGCGTTGACATCGGCGCCGCTGTTGGTTCTCTTTGTCATTATATTGAAGGCGATCTGCTCGGCCAGCGGACCGAACTCGTCTTCACAGATGGCGATGATCCGCTCGGGGCTAAATATTTCCTCTATTTGCCTGATAGTTGGCATATTAGCATATATTGTATGTTATAGTGGCACTTAATGTCACTCCCGCCACCAATGCATCGAATTTTCCGTAGAAAGGCGTTGCATTGGATACGAGTTCTACTTCGAGGCCCATTGACCGTAGCCGATTGATAAATGCGAATGCCCGTTCTTCCATCTTTTCGACGATTGGCTGCACTTCGGTCTCCGTGTCCGGCTCCGCTTTCCCGAGGGCGTCGCAGAAATAGAGCGTCGTCGTCCGGCGTCGCATGTCCGACATCCGTGTTTCGGAAATCGTCTCGTTGAACTGACGGAGCAATACGGGGTATTGCTTGACATCGTCCATCAGGTAGTTTGCTTCGGCTATCCGGGCGTACATATAGGAGCACAGTCCCTCCGCCTCGGCGCACTCTCTGAATATCTCGTTGATGCTTTTTTTCATCGTCTCCGTCTCCCGTTAGATTTGTTCGCTTCATAGATGGCTCGCTGTTCCATGTTGTCGCACTTGCATGCCTCGAATGCTTCGTATACTGTCGCCCACGGCGTATTCCATGCTTTATTCATATCTACGGCGCCGTTCATTATCTGGCAGTATTTGCGGCAGGCGGCAACAAGACCGCGATTTGGTCGCTTCACCCGCGCTTTTATCTCTGTGGCCGTGAGGGGCATTTCCAGCTTTTTCCACGATTTGCCGATACCTTCCAACCCTTTCTGTATGGCAATGAAATAGCGTTGGGCACGGATGAACCGAAGACGTCCGATTTGCTCCTCGTCTACGCTGAACCCCGCGTTCCAGTCCGGATTGCCGTCAACGCCTATGCGGTTGAACTTCACGAGCCCGAGCATCACGCCGAGGGCAGTACAGAAGTATTCGTACGATGGTTTCCGGGCTTCGATGGCGTTTAGTTCACCCATCGTGATCCCGGCGATGTCCCGAACGGGCAGACGTTTGTCGAACCACATCCGGCGTTTTATAGGCACAAACTCGGGTTCTGGCAGGTCTTGGATGGTTTTGACGATACGTTCGGTACCCATGCTGAATAATGCACGGTTGCGCATCACAACATCACTAACCGTATCTTTGGGGGTTATCTTCATAGGTTGTAAGTATTGATCGGTTCGAATATCTCTGCGTAAAAGTCCGGGCACAGCTTAACATCGTCAACGATGCGGATGATCTCTCGGCATTCGTCTACCATATCGTTCCACACGCGGACGAGCCGATGTGTCGGAGATGTTCGGGTGCTGCTTTCGGTGTTCTTCAACTTTTCCCCGGCAACGGTGTTGAATGTCATATGGTCGCGCGAGTAGTAGAAATAGATATACTTGGCAATTACGGATGTCCCTTTGTCAGATTGAGCCAGCAACGCCACAATGGCCGGGTAATCCTCGATATTGTCGGCTACATCCGACCCCAGAAGCATTCGCAGAAACCGAGGTTCGTATTTGGCGATATATGCCTGGATGTCGCTTATGATTTTGGGGGCAGGTCCGGCGGGTTTACCGTCGCTCTTTGTCTCTATCCCCGCAATATATGTCTCGGGATAGGTGAAATATCGCTCGTCTAAGATCATGGTATTTTATTTGAAGATAGGGGCGGCGTGTTGCCGCCCCTATCCGGTTACTCCTCCAAGGTCTTTTTATAGAACCCTTTGGCGATCATCATTTCCGCAGTTGCCCGCGATTTGATGAGTATTTCGCCCTTGTTGATCCCGTCGTGCGCTCTAATGACTTCGACGCGCAGGACGTTGGCTTTAAGGGCGCGACGACCGCGCCTAACGGGGGCGCGTGTCATAGCTGCTTCATCTTTCGCTTTCATGGGTTACTTGGTCGGTCCTGCTGTTGCTTTCTCGATGGCGGCCAGAGCGGTGTTGATGTCGGCGACATAGATATTCGCTTTCATATCCGGCCGTGTAACGAGGGCTTGCCCGCGATACCACAGCCACAGACGATACGAATCCGTCTCCGGGACGCGCTCGATCTCCATAGTGATATTGCGCTTGTCGTGCAGCTGGAGCGTCGTGGAATCGAGCACGACGAGCTCCGAGGCCGAGAGTTTCGGGGTCGGGATAATCGTCATGCCATGCACCGACAAGGCCCCATTGGGCAGCACCGTGATGTAGTCGCCGAGGGTGTTCTTCAGCGTGCGCATCTTGAATTCGGTGGCATAGTTCATCAGCACGTAATTCGGAGCCATCGAATCGTTGGTCCCGACCTTTGCCTGCGTTTTCATGGCGAGGATCAGGTCGGCGATGTTCGGTGCTGACACGCTGGTTGCCACACCCGCCGTCGTTGCATTGAATGCCGTAACGCCGGATGCTTTTAGTCCGTAGATGTGTTTGGGCTTGGAGGCATCCACGCCGTCACCGTCCCACAGCAGAGAATCGAGCTTGGCTGCGATCCCCTGCTGGGCCTTCGTCTGCGCCCATGCCAGGAAGTACCCGAAATCTTCGGCGCTCTCAGCCGAGAAAGGAAGCACGGAACCGAGTTTTGCCAGCTCACGGTATTTGCCCGTAAGCGTGGCGGTGTCGGTATTGGTGTGCTTTGTCATCTCCTCTGCATACCCGGTGCCGTCGGTGTAGGAAGCATCGTTGTACATGATGCGGTTCTTGTCGTCGGGCACATTGATGCGCGTGAAGAGTTGCACGAACGCATTGCGGGGGCTGGCGTCTGCGTAAATCTTCGTCGTCAGCACGGTGCGGTTGGGGTCTTCGTTCGTCACGGCCGACGTGTCGAGTTTGAGCGCGAACTCGCCCGTCGAGAGTCTCCCCCGTCCGTTCCGCATATCCTTATATGCGGCGGCGAACTCTTCCGATTTCAGCACCTCTTCCATAGCGGCGACCAGCGTTTTGTGTCCCTCCTGCTTGGGAGCGCCTTTCTTCATCGTGGCGATCTCGACGCCTTGAGCTTTAAGCGCGCCCTCCAGTTTTTCGATCTTCGCCGGCGACAGCCCGAGTTTCCCGAACTCCTCCTTGACAGCCTCGACGATCTCGTTCTGTGACTTGATGCCTGCGACCATCTCCTCGAACTGCCCTTTGATATAATCTCCGAGCGCGTTCAGGCCCTTTTTCTCGTCCTCGCTGAACTCTACGCCAGCGGGAAGCACAAATGATTTAATCTCCATTCTTCTTTGTGTTTTTTGGTTAATTGATATGTGAACCTATTTTCCCGAACATATTTTCAGTGAGTGGTTTCTCCGGCTCGGCTGCGTTCAATGTCTCGATGATTTGCTTTTTGATCTTCATTTTCTCCTCCAATGACGCCGCATTGAGAGCATCGCTCATAACCTTGATGGCGTCCGGTAAACTCTTCACAGCACCGACGAATGCCGTTTCCTCGTTGGCTCCGGCAGTAACGACGGATATTTCATGCAACACGACTTCCTTAACGATGAACGCGTCGAGGGCTTCGTCATATTCCATTTTGTCCCATACGTAGTTGAATCCGAACGAGAACTGATTAATATCGCCGTCTTTGAGCTGGAACCACGCGCGCTTTGCATTCGGCACCGCGTCGAAGTTGCTCAGCTTAACTTCCGCATATGCACCGTCTTCACGCTCTTCGATAGACAGTATCCGGCCGATAGGGTCGGCGAAATCATGTTGCCATACGAACGCGATTTTGCGGTTTGTGGCCGATCCCGGGCCCCTATCGTTAATGGACTTGGCGAAGCATCCTTTGATAAGAATATCGCCCGCGCTGTCCTTGTTACCGAAATTGGCGAACTTCACGAGGATAATATGCTCGTCTTCGTTCGCAATGTCCGCTTTTGTCACGGCGAACTCTTTGCGGCAAGTGTTGCCCATTGCCGCCCGGCGCGCTTCTATTTGCTGAGATAAGTTCATGTTATACGATATATTTCAAAAGTTCTGTTTTAGCCTGCTCCGTAGTCATCAGACCTCCGGACACGGCGTTATTCAAGGCATTTACGAGATTGGTCATGCCCGCCGCCTGTTCGCGCTTAGATTCTTGGAATAGCTCAAGATGATCGTAGTAGGGCATAACCTTGAAATCCTCAAATCCATATATCCTGTTGAGCACGTAGAATATATTATTCGCCTCGGGGATTATCGCGTCGTTATATAATATCGCCTTCGCTTCTTTGGCGTTGGCGTACGTTGAACCCTCTACGTCGAGCAGCACGCTCGGCACTTGGTAGATGTCCGCGATTTCCTTCTTGCAGGCTTTCTGCACGTCTGTCAGTCCCAGATCGGTAATCGTTGACGATACCGGACTTACGGCAGCATTCATGGACGTGATAGCGTATTTGAATTGATCGGCCCGGATGCCGTACTTTCTGAATGCCTGTTGTATGTTTTTCTTCTCCGACTCTGTTTCCGGCAGCCGAGCATCTCGAATAATATCGCCGCTTCCGGATGTCAGCGAGATAATAGCCAGCATACCGCGGTTGATCATCAGTTCATGCACCGCTTCGTAGGATGCTACGAAAGTATTCACCGGCTTCTGCAATGATACCATTCGGGAGATGTTGCCGCCGCAAGCATTGAGATCATAAGAGGCATCCCTCACGATGAACATATCTTCTTTGGCTATCTTCATCGAAGATCCGCAAATGGTCACGGTATAATCCACGATGTCCGCATCGGGAATGAACGATAACGCCGGAGATATTGCGGCATTTTCCGTGACGCAAAGATTGGGGGCGACGAACAGCTCGAAAGCTTCCGGAAGCCCCACCGATTCCATGCGTACGATATAGGCTTTGCCGAAAATCTGCGTCATGGCCTCGATGTGTGCCACGAAGTCCGCGATGCCCTGCACGCTATTAGGATGCGATATGGTCCGCACGGCGTCCGGTCGTTCGAGGTCTTCACCATCTTCCGTGGTGGCTGCAAGACGTAGATTCTTAATTGCCGCGCATTTCTTCGAGATTACAGACATCAGCGGCGAGCAAAGTGCGTATGCTTTGGCTTGTCCCGCTTTGCCCCTGGTGTCGATCGTCCCCACGGTTTCAGTTGATCCCTGAAATACCGGAGGTACGCCGATGTAGCTCAATGTCGATGCCGGCAAATTTGAGGCTGTATTATTGCTTTTCCTGCGTATTTCGTAGCCGAATAGATTCATTATGCAGCTATTTGAATAAGGTTCTTGAATTCAGACTGAACGGCATATCTGGCAGCGTCCCATAGATGGTTGAATTCGTCGTGCGGGTAGTTTATGGCGATGCCGTTCACCGTCTCCCACACGTACGAGTTTGCTTCTATCTGCATGTTGCGCGAACGCACGCAATGTATCTTGCATCCTTTCATGGCCGTGATGCCGTCCATGACAGACCCCGGGTATTTCCGCACGGGGATGACCGTAAGCCCTTTAATGCGCATTGCGGTTATCATGCTTTCGGGGGATTTGGCATATTTGTCGGCGCTATCTGCATAGCATCGGGATACTCCGTTTGTGAAGTGCGGCGAAAGCGCTGCATATAATTTCGAAGTGTCGTCGATAGGCTGATATATCAGCTCCTGCAAGTAAAGATGGTTCGGGACCCGGAATCCGACACGTACGCAGGCCGTGGGGTCTGCTGTGAATCCGAAGTCGAGGCCCAATACAACGCGTTCGATGTCTTCGGGGAATTCGTCGATCCAGTCGATGTCGGGGAATATCAGCCCCTCCTGCGCGGCACGTACTCCGAGGCCGTACACTTTCCATCGCCATTCGTCGGCAGTTCCGGCGGCGATATTCTCGGGAGTGGGTTCGTATCCCTCGATTGTGCGGCGAACCCCCGCCGGGCAGAAGGGATTATCCTTGTACGTCGTGTGCGTGAAAATAGTATCCGGAGCGCCCTCCATATGGAACGCCCAATGCTCCGTGTATTTCGGGTTCCAGTCACCGATGACCATCCGCGTGCAACGCATGGTGATATTGTCGAATTGCGCACGGCTTACACCGTCGAGCATCTCGTTGAAATATACGATGTCGCAGTCGTGGCCCTCTTTGACATCCATTTTGTCGAGGCCCCGGAAACGAATCACGCTATCCTTGATGCGATATTCAGGGAGAATGTTTTCGCCACGCATACAATCGGAATCGTATACGCCGCGCAATTGCAGCTTCTTGCGGAAGTCGTCCAGCGTCTTTTCCTTGCAATCTTGAAGCGTGGCCCGATAACAGTATATTTTAAGAGGTACGGACGATGATGCGCAGATGTCATACAGAAAGTCTGCCGTGTCGAAAGTCTTTCCAGATCGGGAGCTTCCTTCGTCGAAGATACGGACGACGGCGCCGCTCCCGGCGTATAGCTGGTAGAGGTACATCTTGACTTTGTAGGTCTTGCCTCTGTATGTTACGGGATCGGGCGTCATTCCTTCACTGTCATTTTGCCGATGGACTGAATGATCTTGGCAGCTTCGGGATCGAGGACCACGGAAATAGGCTGTGTTGCGGCCGTTATCGCCTTGCCGTTGGTTGTCACATCCTGGCGGTCGGCAAGATGCAGAACGCGCGACGCAATCGTCGAGTTGTACTGCTCACACATAGCCCCCTCCAACTGATCGGATTCGATTCGCGCGCGCACGCGCGCACACACGCTCAAAAATTCATCCTGCTTTTCGTATTCCCGGAAAGTATTCTCTACAATCTCCGCGAACACGCAGAATCCTACAAGTGTCAGCGGTCGTTCGTAAGGTACGGGAATAACAGAGCCGTCGGCCAATACCTTGTTGCTGTATCGTGGATTCGCTTTCACCCATTTTGCATACTCCTCGAACTTGACTTCAAGAGCTTCGGGGGTATATGCACGAGGGCGGCCCACTTTGCGGGCGGGCTTGCTGTCGAGTGTCTTATTGGGTCCTTCCGTTCTCTTTGCCATAGAAAAAGGGTCTGCGGCCGGATGAATAGCCACAGACCCTCGTTCCCAGGAAACCTACTACCAACAACGTGTCCTTTCGTCGTTAAGATTCGCGGTTATTGCCGCTTTTCTTGTCCGTGGCCTGCTTCATCACAGGCTTACGATGCAAAGGAGCGAACCCTCGGCACATTGTGCAATAGTTTGACGAAAAATTTTCATATTTTTTTGTGGCCAGGGGATTGATGGGACGAATTGTTCAAAAAGTTTGTGTTTTTCTTAAGAAGAAAGCCTGCTTCAGGGCGGTTTATTGTTCAATATGTATAAAAAATCCCCGAGCTCGTGGCCAGGGGATCGGCAAGTCTTCAAATATTATTTGCGCATCTGCTGATTCTTTGGGATAGGTCGAGCAGGGCGTTGCGCAATACCTCTTTCTCCGCTTCGTCGAAGTCATCCGGTTTCCCATTATTCATGCCATTCATTTTGTGATAGAGCCAAGACCGCGATTTCCCGAAGTACTTTTCCGATATTTTGGCCCAAGATACGTCCAGCAGGATGTCAGACATCTTCTGTTTTACTGTCTCCCGATTTTGTTTTACAATGATTTCCATATTTGTCTTTTTGTGCCCTCGACCATTGGCCGAGGGCTGGTTGTTAGTCACGTTCCAATAATTCTTGTAGGATCATCTCGATATACCATTCTTGTTCTTCTTTCCCGTTGGGATAGGCTTTGTGGTAATTGCGTATAGATTCGATCAAATCCCACTCTTTTTCTGTTAGTTCGACATTCATATCGTTTGTTTCTTTTCTGTAATACAAATATAATACACTTTTGCGTATTATGCAAATTTATTGCGAACAAAATAATAAAAAACGCCCCGGCAGAAGTCGGGGCGGGAGTGGGTAGGGTGGGTTACCAATCTTCTGTATCATTAGCAGAATTGGCGGTTAAATTGTTATGAACATCTTTCTGAATCTGAATTAGTAAGCGATTGCAGCAGTCTATGATAGCTCGGCGGTAAAAACCTTCTATTGCTTTCATTTTACCATTTTGTTTAAAGCATAAGTCATAAGTGAGAAGTTCTGCTGGGGTATCTGTCGCTGGTAAATATACACCATTAGTCATCCCAGCAGGAGAATGTCCTTTAATTTGTCGAATATCAATTTTATAACGCCCATCTCTACATCTTATGTCAAGTGTGTAGTATATATTTGCATCCACGATCATTCCCATTGCCGCCCTTGTTGGGATAACCGAATATCCTTTTACAATAATAATTCCTTGGTCGGGATCGTCTAATTGAATAACATCTTTTGCCGAATTGAATATATTCGTTATGCACAATTTTGTCGCATTATATAGGGCTTTCTTGTCATGTCCTTCCTCATGAACAACTCGGGAAAACACAACCTCGCCTTTTTCATTGAACGGCATTTGCCCTTTCCCGTATCGTTTTTGATCAGCTTCTTTATCGACTTGCGCCCAAATAGGGGTCGCAAATAAAACCAAAGAAATAGTAAGTAAAAGTTTCTTCATGGTGTTTAATTTTTGGTTTATACAATTTACCCCCCCCGGATACTCGGAGAGGGGCATTTTTGTTTAGTGCTATTATGTGTGTGCTTTGGCATACGGTTCCAGCTCTCCTCCGGTAGGCATTAGTCTAATTAGAACACCTTTAGCCCTCTTTTTTTAGGGCGACTTCGCCCTTGTTTTTAGCCCTCTCTTCTCGGAATAGATCAAGTAGTACCCCATTTTGCCGAATTAGCTCCTCGTTTTGTCGAAGGACTTGGTCTAAATACTTCTTCATAGTGTTTGAATTATTTAAGTCAGCTTCCGAAAGTGTTGCGTCTTCTCCTCCTTGACTGACAGGTTGGTCGGTATTTTTAAGCATTGACCCTTTTTCAGTCAACATCCAATCCGTATTTAAATCAGGAAATGCCTCTTCTATCTGAGATAATTTAGATGGGCTCGGCTCCTTTTTTACTTGATTAAAATAGCCATTTGATAGACCTGCACGACGTTCAAATGCCGAAATTCGTATTTTGGCATATTTGCAATATTCCTCTATGCGCTCTTTAAGTGTCATTAAATCAATGGCTTTATATTTTTCCTAAATACTATAAAGAATAATTATCTAAAAATTACCCCAAATAAATATATTATAATAGATATTTATCTATATTTGCATTGTGGAATTGAACTACACCGCAAAGGTAAATAGTTATACTCCACAAAACAATGTAAAGATATATAAAAAACGTTGAAACAACCAAATCCGAAAGGGCAAAATAGTGTGCCAATAGGGTTTACAAACGTTCTTTGAATGGATACAACCATTACTGTATTAACGATTTTGCAAGTGTTAAATGTCGTATTATTGGTAGCGGCAATATGGCTCAGGCTCGACGCGCTGCGCATACGGCGTAGACGTTTGACTGTATTAAAAGAGATTAGAAAGATACAGAATAAGCGCCTTGACCATCCTTTCATGGCTGGACGAAGCAATAACGGAATACCAATCCTATAACCATTAATATAAACGAAATATATGCAACCATCTCACAAACCGAAAA